TAATAACTGGTCCAAAGCCGGAAATTTGTTGACCATAAAAAGTAGCTATTAAAGCCACAGGTGCCGTGTAAGCTAATGTTATTGTTACCGTTGCACCAAAACCAGAAGCAGAACTACCTCTTGGTATAGTAACTTGGTCTTCTCCAATACGTAAAGTATCAATTTGAGCAACCCCTATCTTGGCAGTTGTAATTGCGGCATCAACTATTTTAGCATTATCAACAGAGAGATTGGCTATCTTAGCATTAGTGATTGCTGCATCTTGTATCTTAGCATTAGTAATAGTTGCATCTTGTATTTTAGCATTAGTAATAGCTGCATCTGCAATATAAGTAGATCCTAAGGGAGTTCCAGCAGAGAAAATAGTAGTACCATTAGCATCCTTAACTGCTATCCCACGGGTATCAATTTGATCTGCCGTAATATACTCAATGTTAGCATTACGTATGTATACACCTGGATCAACTGTAATAGTTTCACCCGATGCTGTTGTAATATTTTGGCTAGTCGTATAAACAATAAAAGGTACTGATGGGTTAATACTTGGGCCAGCAGGAGAAGCAATGGCAAATCTATCTGCTCTTACTTGAAAGTCACTTACAGGTGTCGAGTTGTTAGCCGTACTTGCTAAACCAAAACCAGAGACATAACCGTTGTTATCAATCTTAACAGTGTATTTTCCAAACAATTCTCCAGTTTCAGTAGACCTAGTGCTAGACTCTGTTTGAATAGCTACTGTATTACTATTACTTATCGATTGTAGAGTTGTAATGCTACTAGCTAGAGCTGTATCAGAATTTGATCTAGTTGTTTGTTCCACTACTATAGCTGCTGCATTATTATCTACTCCAGTAACTAGAGTTGTAATGCTACTAGCTAGAGCTGTATCAGCATTTGATCTAGTTGTTTGTTCTACTACTATAGCTGCTGCATTATCATCTACTGAAGTAACTAGAGTAGAAATACTAGTAGCTAAAGCTGTATCAGCATTTGATCTAGCTGTTTGTTCTACTACTATAGCTGCTACATTATCATCTACTCCAGTAACTAGAGTTGTAATGCTACTAGCTAGAGCTGTATCAGCATTTGATCTAGCTGTTTGTTCTACTACTATAGCTGCTACATTATCATCTACTGCAGTTGTTAATAATGTTATAGATTCAGCTAAAGATTCGTCTTCTGTTTGTCTTATTGTTTGTTCTTCTTCTATTGCTGCTCCTCTAGCATTAGCTTCTGCTGATATAGCTGCTAACCTAGCATTAGCTTCCTCGAGTAGCCTGTAGCTAACTGATGCAACAACAGTAGCATCCGCGTCAATTAAGTCAATACGGCTCCCAAGGCTTGCGAACAGCTGGCTTTCAGTAATATTGTTTTCAAGTATATCTAATATTTTTCCTACAGTGCCAGGAGTATTAACAATATCTTCACCCTCAACCTTAATATTATCTAAATCTATAGCAGAATTGTTATCATCAAAAATATACTTAGGATCATTGTTTGGCCTTAATATTGAAACAATAATTTCAATTTTACGACCACCTAATAATTTATACCACAGCTTATAATCATTACCAAAACCATCTGTTTTAAACCAAGTATAGTTAGCTGATTTGTCAGATTCGGTTAGCGAAGAAAAATTATATAAACCATAATATGATTTATTAACTTGACTATTAGATAAGTTTAAACCAACATTATTATCTGCAAACTTAAGATGTAAATATCTATATAAAAATGAAAAGGATCCATCATCATTATAAACAATGTTGTCTTCTAAATTACCCCCTCCTATCCCATTTATAGTCATATTATAAAGGAATGAATCTAAATCTTCATTACCTGTTAATGGTGGTGTTAAACTCATATTATCTCCTATCAGCGGGTGCTACGTCAATACCTATCAAGGCTAATCTCCAATAGCTAGCGCTACTAATTTTGTAATTTAATAATCTACCAGTAGTTCTCGGATTAACTTTATATCCTTGACTAGAATCATCATTGGGTAAAAACTCTAAAGTATCCCTACCCGAAACATTTGACCAGTCAGCATTAGACACATAGTTGTTTTGACCAGTAACTGTAATACTTATTGAGGCATCTACAGGTACGTTGTCAAACACAGGGGTTATACCGCTAATATATACACTACCTAAAGTATCCCCTGAATTTAACTTTTCCCTTGCTATATAAGAATCATAAGGGACTAAATCAGAACCACTCCACATTTCATAACCGGTATCTGCTTGTAGTACTTTATAGTTACCAAGCAACATATGCAGTCTATTGTCAGAGTAAGAAAACAAATTAGACTCATTAATAGGAGCCTCAAACATAGATACTACATTAGGTAATTCTCTAATTGACCATGTGTTATTTCTATATTGGTAGATTAGAGCTTCATTGCAGAGAGAAGAGGAACCCTTAGGATAACATACCCATATTTCGTCATTCCTAGCATTTCTTTTTACAAACACTTTATCTGAGTGATCTCTATTAAGGTTGCTAAAGAAGTAATCTCTCATCCTCATATCGGCAACTGATTGTATCCCACCACTTCCTGAATGAGTGTAGATATCATTCTTATCTACCACAAAATGCTTACCATCAAATTCGGCAAAACAATTAGTATTTAAGATTCCGTATCCAATAGCATAAGGTTGAACCCTACTTATACCTGTATTAATTGAGAGAACGTGTATGTTATCCGAAGAATATATATACATATTACCACGTAATTCTCCCATATCTAAGATAGGGCTAGAGCAGTTAATCTCTAATTCATCTGCTGTATCTGTTGTAGTTCCGGGTTCCCATGTGCTAGGGAATTGACCAGTGACTGCCTGAACAGATATTCTAATAGTTGAAGGAGCGTTAACAATAGTACCATTATCATTTATAGTTAAATTAGCAGCAACTAAAGAATAGCCTAAAGGTTTAATTACCCTAGCTGTTACTTCTAATCCTCCAAAATAGTTCCACCCTGGAATTTCCGCAAAGGTATTACTATAGTTAAGGTCACCATAAAGCATATACTTAGGTGTTGTTCTTCCATTGTTAATTACAACTGCATATCCGCCGTTAAAATAAGTTGATTGCCAAACGCTATCATCATAATCTACTCCAGAACCTAATACAATAACACTTGATTGGTTCTTAGCAGAGTCAACTCTAATTGCATTACCATCTTTTAAATATATATTGTACCCTTGGTCTGGTCTATTCCAATGGAAACCATAGTCAGCTTGGAAGCTATTTAAAGTATTACTTACAATTTCACCAGTAATTGTTTCTACTGATTCATTATCGAATCTAATATTAAGCCCATCGCTAAATGCGTTATCAGGAAGTAATACTGCAGGTAAGTCTTTAATAATACCTCCCCTCCCTAACTCCATGATTTGTTTAGTTGGCATAACTACTCCTTATTTATTTATACGTTCTCTTTTACAAACATTTTAACTAAGGCACCAACGATATCTGAACGGACAACATCATTAACTGTAAATTGAATTACTGGAATCTCAATATTATTCTTTTCACACAATTTAGTAAACTTAGTGATACCATTACCATTACTTACATCTGATTGAGACGCATCACCAGATAAAATCATTTTAGAATTCTCACCTAATCGAGTAGTAATAGCTTTGATTTCATCAAATGTTAAGTTCTGAGCCTCATCTATGATTACTAAAGAGTTTTCAAAGGATCTACCTCTAATAGTCTCTAATGGTTGCATTTGAATTGCCTTCTTACTTACTAAATAATCATATTTAGTTTTACCAAATCTCTTTTCTAATACAAAAGTAATAGGTAATAACCAAGGAGCTAGTTTTTCTTCAACAGTCCCTGGAAATGCACCTAATGATCTTCCAGTAGGTACATTAGCCCTACTTAATATAATATAATCATAACCACCTTTTAAAAACATTTGAACTACTTTACTAGCAGAGCAAAATGTTTTACCAGTTCCAGCTGGCCCTAACGCTACTGTGATTTCAAATTCACTAATAGCATCTAATAGCATTTGTTGGTTAAGAGTTTTAGGTTGGAAATGAAAAGACTTGTCTTCTCTTACCATGCGTTCATTGCGTTGTTTGTCGTTTCTTTTCAAGATATTCCCTATTAGGTACCGCCTCAGGCTACGATGCCAGACTTGTATTGTGTTCTACCGGACTCTTTTACTGCTGTTAACTCTTGACCTTTTAGATCATGTATGTTAAAAGCTATATGCACCCAACCGCTGTCGGGTACTCCAGACCTATAGAACTCTAGTATCAACTGGGTAAACTTAAAGTTATCTCTTATGTATAGTGCTAGTTCTTGGTTATCCATTCCGGGGATTTCGATGTCAGCTGCATAACCAAAGCAATGATGGCTTGTTTTGCTGCCACCTACTTTTGAGTTAACCTCTGGACTACGATACCCGCTTGAGATAATTACTGGGCCAAACTTGTCTCTCAATGGTTGTAATATATTATCAACTAACTCTTGAAGATTAGCTGTTACTGTTGCATCAGGTGTGTTATCAACACATAATCTAATTGCTAGATCTGATTTTGTTAATTCTTCTAAACTAAAATTCTTACTTAGTTTCATTAGATGTTATCAACCTTTCTAGGTTTAGTTAAATCAATACAGTCAGTTTGAAAAGCGCTGACCATTACTTCTTCTTTAAATCTTATAGTTAACTGTTCATTTTGTAATATACATGCTTGTAGCTCAGTTGAAACAACACCTTGACTAAACATACAAACACCATTAGTTAAACAATAAAATACTATGGGTAAAAACATTGTGTTAATCCTTTTTAACGCTCAGTTTATTGCTGACTATTTGCTTGACCATACCACGCATACCATAAATGACTACTACCATACCGATAATAATATACTGATACCATTCAGGCATCTTTTGAATTACTTCAAAGCCAGCTAGGGAATACTTATCCATTCCCGGAATAAAAGCCATAACCATTGGGGCTAGAAATATTATTAATACTAGTTCATCTTTCCAGCTCTTACCCATTTGTTCCATGGCAATTCTATCTAAATCAAAGTCTTGTTGTTGTCCTGAGTTTGCTGCATGAATAGCTGCAATTGCTTTAGCTTTTTTAATATCAGACTCAGCTGTGATTTCAACTAACTTAGCCTCACCCTTTGCTTTGGTTTCTTCTTGTTTACCTTTAAGCCAAGTTCCCCCAATTTCAATTAGACTTCCTAAAATTGGAATCATTATATATTTCCTTTATTAACAATAACCCAGATAAGACCAATGATAACAGCTACACCAGTTAATACACTGATAGTAATAAGAATACCGTTGATCCATGCCCAGATTTTTTCTTTACGTTTGAGAGCAACTAAAGCAATTGCTCTAGCATCTGCTTCACGTTTACGTTTAGCATCTGATTGAAATTGCAACCAGTCATCCCATAATCCAGGACGACCTTGGTAGATAAATAGTTCTTTTAATTGAGCTTCGTTTTGTTTAATTGTTTCAAGAGCAAAGAAAGCTTCTGAATCAGAACCTGACTTATTAGCTTTCTTTGATATCTCTGCTTTTGAATCAAAGAATTTGAACAGGTGTTGTCCTGCAGCTATGATGTCACCACCATTAGCAATTGTTTCTTTGATTACCCCAAAGGCTGCGTTGGCAATAGCAAGTTCAGCAATCATTACTTTATCCTATATTCACTGATCATAAAAGAGAAAGCGGTGACAACACCTGCAATCCATAACAAAGGTTTGGCTACTGAAGCTAACCACCCTAAGACAGTAAAGGCTCCTTGGGCTGCATTAAAAGCCGCAACAACCTCATCACTATCTTGGGACAGTTTATCTACTTTAGCTTCCACCTCTATTAGGCGCTCGTATATTTCTTTATGTGTTACATCTTCATTGTTCATTTTCAACTATATTTGCTGTAGGTGTTTCCAACTCCTGCTTTAGAAGCTGCATAAAAGCATCCCTACCTACTCGCAATTGATCTAGTTGAAACATAGTTGAGCCAATCTTGCGGTCGAGATCGGTAACATGGTTTACTAACATCACTTGTTTTTCAGATAGATCGTCTACGTTGTGTTCTACTTCGTCGATTGTGATGACTTGGGGTTGTTTGTTTACCATTATCATTTTCCTTTATGTTAAGCTACAGCTTGTAGCGGGGTTAAATCTTCCGTTGTCCAGTAATCCTTGGCCAGCATACCGACCAGATGCTCTTGGTTGCGTGCCAATGTGTCTGCCTCTTCGTCGGTCAAGGCAGGCTTTGCTTTCAGAGCGTTAATCAGGTTCACACTGTCCATAGCTGCGGAGTAGTGCTTTGCGATTTGCTCAGGGGTGTTTTCAATAATCATGGTATTTCCTTTTAAGGGTGGGTTAAAACATAAGCGTCAAATTTTGCATTCAGTTCCTGCAAGGCTTTTACTAAAACAGGAATCAACGCGGTATCAACCATGCGCAGTTTGTCTGCATCTTCGTTATCCACGATGACAGGGTTAGCACCTTCCAGCGCCAGCACGTCTTGGGCTTTAAAGCCGTAACGCACCCCGCCATTGGTTTCTTCAGAGTCCCGTGCAGTGCGGAACTGATACGCCGTGGGCTGCAACGCTTTAACAAACTCAAGTCCGTGGGGAACGGGTGCAAAGTTGGTCTTGTCGCGAGCGTCTGATACTACTGTCCATGCCACTTGGATGTAGGCGTTGGTTACACCCGTCGAACCCATGCAAAACCTGTTGTTTTCGGTCGTTGGGTTGAAGACTGGTGCGTAACCGCCTGCTGAATTACGCGGGCTGATTCCTGTGTTTCCGCTACCTGTGGTGTTGTTGAAGAGTGCGCTCCTCCCGCTAGCCGTGTTGTTGACGCCCGTGGTGTTGGAGTAGAGTGCTTGATACCCGCTGGCTGTGTTGCTGCTGCCCGTGGTGTTGAGGCGGAGTGCGTCCCGCCCGTGGGCTGTGTTGCTGTAGCCTGTGGTGTTGAGGCGGAGTGCGTCCCGCCCGTGGGCTGTGTTGCTGTAGCCTGTGGTGTTGGAGAGGAGTGCGGCCTGCCCACTGGCTGTGTTGTCGGTGCCTGTGGTGTTGTAGAAAAGTGCGCCATACCCAGTGGCAGTGTTGTCAATGCCAGTGGTGTTGTAGTAGAGTGCGTTCAACCCGTTGGCTGTGTTGCTGGTACCTGTAGTGTTGGAGTAGAGTGCGTTCTGCCCGCTGGCTGTGTTGCTGGTGCCTGAGGTATTTGCATTCAAAGCACCCGAACCCAATGCGGTGTTAGACGATATTGCTCCAGCACCTTTGCCCACTCGCACGCCTGACAGGGTTGCGTCGGTTGTGGAGGAGATAGCTCCGGTTACTGCTAGGCCGCCGGAGGAGAATACGCCATAGTTAGCGGACTGTGCTGCATTGCGGAAGTTGTGGGTATCCGAACTAAAATATGCTTGGCTTTGGCCAGCTAATATGTCAAGGCCTAGCGCAGTAGAGTTATTCGCTCCACGCATTATTAAATTTGAATAAGTGGCTGTACCGGGATTAAGTATCGCTGTTGCGTTAGACGCAGTTCTTGAAATAGTTAGATCACCATTAGATGTAGTAATCGCACCGCTAGCCGTCACCGTACCTGTTACATTTACATTGCCAGCTACGTTTAATTTGTATGCTCCGGGACTCGTAGTACCAATCCCTACGTTGCCTGCGCTGTCGATGCGCATGCGTTCTGCAAAACTTTCCGAGCCTGAGCCAAAGGCCAAGCCCACGTTTGTATAGATGCGGGACAAGCCAGCGGCAGTGTCTAGTGATGCAGTGCCATTTGCTGCATCAGACCACTTTAGTTGAGGGGTTCCCGCAGCAGAAACAATATGAGTTCTAGCCCCCGGACTACTCGTCCCAATCCCCAACCCCGTTGAGGTTAGGCGCATGCGTTCGGCGTTACTAACTGCAAAAGTGGCTGTGCCTCCTGTTGCATTAAAGTTTAAATTCATCCCTGCGCCAGTTTGCAAATCAAGTTGATTCGCTGTACCCGCGTATCCAATATAGCCTTTTGCGCCACCTGAGTCATACCATCGGATGTAACCAGTACCTGTCGTTGCAAAGTCACCAGAAGATAATAGCTTTAGTTGTTCGCCACTGGATGAAACAAGTAACTTGCTTCCATCAAACGTCAGCGCAGACCCGGAGGTGAGAACTTTAGAGCCGTTGAGGTAGGTGACACCGTTAGTTGTGCCGCCTGATAGTGTGGTTGCACCTGATGCTGATAGTGTAGTAAACGCACCAGATGATGCGGTAGAAGCGCCTACACTAGTCCCGTCTACAGCGCCGCCGTTAATATCAACAGTTCCGCTAGTCAACGTGTTAATCGTGATGGCGTTAATAGTGCCGCCCTCAACCTTGTCGCCACTGATAGCATTGTCAGCAACAACCACCTCTGATATGTTTACGACACCATCAGCAAGAACTCCTCCTGCAGAGATGATATTTGCTAAGTCTCTTGCTTTAGTCATATTTATATTCCTTTAATTTACCATGGCTTGCCGGAGGCCGCCACAGGGTTCTTTTGAGCTTCAATCTGAGTTGCCACCGCTGCTTCAGTAGCTGCAACAGTTTCTTCACCCATCGCTGATTTAACCCAGCCAATTGCTTGCTCTTCGGTGATGTCTTCGTAAGCTGTTGTTACAACACCCTCTAGCCCGATAGCACCGTATGCGTTGCCACTAAACTCACCGTCAACATCAGAGCAAGTCCAATGCGCGGTAGTTACAAAGCCGTCAGATGTGCGGCGCTCAAGTTGTGCAATATTCCATGTAGTCATTTTAGTTTCCTTTATGTAAAGATTTAGTTCATTGCGATGTTTTCAACATCAATTGAAAAACTTACGAAAGAGCTTAGATATTCAAGCGTTATGAAGACCCCATTTGATGTTGCACCTGTATAAGCAGCAGCCGACAAAGTAATCACCACATTCATACCACTTTTTGTGACTGACGTGACTCCTTGCAAATTCCAAGATGTAAGGTTATACAGAGTTACCAAATGCCCAACTGCAAATTCACAAACAAAAGGTTTTGGATTGTTTGTGTTGTACTGTGCGCTGACACCGCGAATACGAACAATCGTATTGTTATTTATGCTTGTTTGGTATGCAAATGGAATAATAATTTGCGTTCCAGCAGAGACAGCAGGGAGTTGTTTTACAACCGTAATAAAGTTTGGAGGGCCTTGGTTTCCACCGGGGCCAGCAAGCGATTGTACAGAACCTTGAGTGCTTTGATGGATTGATAACTTGGCATTTCCAGCCGTAGTCCCCACCAGCAAGTTACCGCTGGGGTCGATACGGGCGCGTTCGTTTAAAGTGCCAGAAGCATTATCTGTGGTGCTGAGTATTAAACCGCCTCCTGCGTTGGAGGCGAATGCGTTTTCTTTGTAGCCTTGAATCGCCCCGTAGACCGACAAGGCAACCTCCCCAGTTCCCGAAATTCCAGAAAAAGTTATTTTGCCGCCAAGTTGTGTGGTGTAGGCATCGGTGCTTCTAACATCAAGCTGACCTGCCGTTGGTGGTGCTGATGAAGAATATGCTGTACTGCTTGTGCTTGTGGCTCCAGCAGGGTTCATTTTTGCGAAAGGCGAACTCGTCCCAATCCCTACGTTGCCTGCGCTGTCTACTCTGAGGCGTTCTGTGCCGTTAGTACTTATTGATATAGGGTTAAACGTGTTGTTGTCATTATTGATTCCAGATAAATCTGCAACACCTGAAACAGTTTGCATCCTTAAACCAGCTTGCGCTGAAGTACCCCCGCTGAGTTGTATTGCTCCACCCACCACTGCCAATTTACCTATTGGCGAACTCGTCCCAATCCCCACATTCCCACTACTCGTAGCAAAGTTAGCGCCTGTAGTGGAGGAGATAGCTCCGGTTACTGCTAGGCCTTTAGCGATGGTAACGGGTGCGTTATCTGGGATAATCAGTAAATTAACTGTGTCCGCTGCGTTATTGAAGCGGAAGCCCGTACTAACCTCTGCCTTCCAATAAGCAGCAGAACCCATCGTCATAACGCCTGTGGTGTGAACAGCAGCCAGCGTAGAGGTTCCTGTAGCACTCAGCGTAGTAAATGCACCTGTGGATGGTGTGGAAGCGCCTACAGTTCCGTTAATGTTGATAGACGCCGTGCCTGTCAGGTTCGTTACAACGCCGCTGCTTGGGGTTCCTAGGGCTGGGGTTACTAGTGTTGGGCTTGTGGCAAATACGTTAGCCCCAGTGCCAGTCTCATCAGTAAGCGCCGTAGCCAGTTGTGCTGACGTGAACGAGCCTAGTGATGCTGCGTTACCCACGCTCGTAACTGCCCCTGTGAGGTCTGCGTTAGTGGTTACTGTGGAGGCGTTGGTAGCCGTAGCTGCATTCCCGCCGATATTCAACGCTGTTGCCGTACCAGTGACGTTAGTCATTATTCCCGAAGCAGGGGTTCCTAGAGCAGGAGTAACAAGGGTAGGGCTTGTGTTTAAGACGTTGCTGCCTGTGCCTGTATTGGCGACACTGACAACGTTTTTGCTGACATCAAGGGCTAAGGCTGTGGAGGCGGTTAGCCCCGCCAAGTTGTTCACGCCTGACGTACTGAGCGAGGTAAACGCACCTGTAGATGGTGTGGAAGCACCTACGCTTGTGCCGTTAATCGTGCCGCCAGTAGCTGTAATAGAATTTACTGAGATATCTTCATTTGTACTTGATAGCTGAAAGTATCTCGTGTCGCCTAGAGCATACACGTTTACAGAATCAAACGTGTTATAAGCATAAACGTTTAACTCATCATTTGAGTTAGCACCAGTTGTAAGCGTAACAGAGGTACCACTCGTTGCAGTATAATCAGCATTATCCTCAAGGAAAATACCATTTAAAGTAACAATGATAGAACCAGACACATAAGTTAAAGTAGCTGTATTATCATCAACACCTGAAAAGGTTGTTTGACCTGAAGTTGCTGTGTAATTATAAACGGTTAAAATAGCTTGAGTAGCTGATGAAGCCACTAACCATTGAGAGCCATCATATACAAACATTCCTGTTTCAGTAGTGTCATAATACAAAGCACCAGTAACAAGAGCATCACCATCATTATCCAATGTAGGTGCAGAAGACTTAGCACCTAAGTAACGATCATCAAAAGAATCTAAGGCGCTGGCAGCAGATGCAGCGCTAGATGCAGCGTTAGAAGCACTATTAGCAGATGCAGAAGCGCTGGTAGCCGCATTGGTCTCACTTGTTCCAGCATTGGTTGCTGAAGTAGATGCACCAGAAGCGTTAGAAGCAGAAGTAGAGGCGGAAGAAGCAGAGTCTGTTGCACTAGTAGCAGCAGAAGAAGCACTAGAGGCTGCATTAGTAGCCTGAGTAGTAGCCGTAGACACGCTAGAAGCGGCATTAGAAGCACTAGAGGCTGCGTTTGAGGCTAAAATAGCTGCATTAGTTTCAGCGGTTTCAGCGGCTGTCTGAGCCGTTTGTGCGCTAGAAGCACTAGATGCTGCATTAGTAGCGCTAGAGGCTGATGTAGTGGCGCTGTTGGCGCTGTTAGTCGCATTAGTAGCTGATGTAGTGGCGCTGTTAGAACTGTTAGTAGCTGAATTAGCTGATGCAGTTGCAGAGGTGGCTGCAGAAATTGCACTGTTAGCAGAGTTACCTTCAGAAATAGAGGCAGCAGTAGCACTATTAGTAGAATTAGTTTCGCTATTAGAGGCAGCATTCTCAGATAATAAAGCATCAGCAGCTGATTCAGCTGATTCTGTAGCTGAATTTGCAGCCGAAATTACATCACTAGCTGAATTAACCTCGCTAATACTAGCATTGCTTTCACTTATACCCGCTGCAGTAGCACTAGCAGCGCTATCGGTAGCAGATTCAGCAGATAAAGCTGCTTGTAATGCTGCAGCATCCAAGATATCTTTAGCTTGGTTTGTGGAGGTAATTGAACTTGATGATCTCTCATCAAATGCTCCACCATCAGGGCTATCACTTGTGATGCCTGTTGTTTGATTATATGCCATTTATTTCTCCTTAGATGAGACCATTAGTACTTACAACTGTCCTAAGAACACCACCTTTGGCTCTGCGCATTTGCTCTGCTCTATTTAGGCTATCGATGTTTTCTTTAAATTTTCTTGCGTAACGAGATTCCATACCTTCATCAAAGAGATATGCCCCTACATTATACAATGCACCCCAGATCAGGAGTCTTTCATTACTGTCTCTTAACCAGTTAGAGGATTCTTTACCTATGTATTGTTTAGTTGTTACGTTAGACCCATCATTACCTAAACTTATATCATAAAGAGATGCGGCATCATAGCTATCAAGGACTACTAAGGTACTTCCTGTACCTGCAAAATAAAGGTTACTACCTCCGCTAGCAACTAATTCTAGGTATAGTTGCGCTTCATCAGTGGAGCTAATATAATAGTTAGCAGCAATAACTCTGTATGTTGCATTCAAATCTGGAAGTCTACGGTAGTAAGATATTTCTACTACATCATCAACTGAGAGTTGAGGTTGTATTTTTATTTTACCATCTAACCACATGTAGCTATAACCAGCATAATTTTCTGTATAGCTATCTAGAAATGATATGCTATTACTGACCTGACTAAATACTTCAGATTCGTAGCTTGATTGGCTATTTGAGGGTAATTTTCTGACATGAATAAATTCTGTCAAGTTGAAGGGTATTTCAATTTCAGTGATACGACTATCCGTTGAGTTGTTACCTGCCGTAACTGTGTACGTAACGGTACTCTCTAAAGGCGGGATACGTAGTTCCCTGTAACATTCATCAGCAGAATACTTTAGGCAATCTTCAATGACGCTATCAGGGATTGTAGCTACTTCTTTTTTGTTACTCCAGTCCCGTACCTTTGCTACGAGAGCGTCATATAGGGGTGTTGCCATAATAAATTCCTTATAATGTCTTAATATTGCTTGTCTTTAATGCAGGATAATCGCTATCAATGATTTGTTTTAACTTACGCATTTGCGCAGGATCACTCATAAAGTCGGGAGAGTGTACATCAATGCCGTATTTAGTTAAAATATCAATAGCTACGATATCAGGAATGATTGCAAAGGATCTATATGTCCTAGCGCCACTCGAGGCAGCATCCAATTCCCGTTGTTGTGTAGCATAATTTTTGTAAGCCCCAACGTCTTGTTCTAGCTTAAAGTTAATATCATCTGTTTTTACTTTAAAGCTATCTTTGTTATTGTCTTGTGATAGAAATCCCATGTGTCCTCTTTTACTTAATTAGAGTGTGCTACTGTAAAAGCACCGTCTTGAGCTAATTTACCAAGCTCGTATTTAGCATTAGCACCATTAAAGGCAGCTACTGTATCTGTTACGTATGTCATTGAAGTACCAACAATCTTACTGTATGATGCTGAAGTGACCTTACCTTTATTAACTACTACATTACCTACTAAAATAGGTGCAGCGATAGTAACAAAAGAAGTAGTGCCGGGGTAGTACGTGGCAGTACCGTTTGTTTGTGTAATCTTAAGATATTGCATTATTTTCTTTCTAATAAAAAAAAGGGCAAGGTTTCCCTCACCCCTTTATAGGTTAATTACTGACCAGACAAACCGAAGATCAAGCCGCAACCCTTAGGATTACGACACTCGATTGTACCTTCTTCAACAATTTGACCGATGATAGAATCACCCAGCTGACCCAAGTCAACTTCTTGCATTGGACGCAAAGCAGCGTAGCTGAACCACATTGGGTCGTACAAGAATG